TCGCTGTAAAAGTGAAAGTACGAGCTGATTATGAGCAAAGCAATGATTTTGATAATACTTTGCGAGACTTGATCCTGAAATTGAGGTGATTCCATGATGTTATTTAATAAGCGGATCGAACTTCAGGAGAACGAGATTACGGTCGTTGAAGGAATGGAAGTTCCAGGGTGGACCACCATAAAAAATTTGTGGGCAGCTCTAAAGACCATACAAGGTCGTGAGTTTTTTGCAGCAGACCAAAATCAAAATGAATATACGGCCCGATTCGTTGTTCGTTATGCAAAAAGCACATGGGATTTCATCACAGAAGATAAAAGGATTTCATATAAGGGCAGAAATTACGAAATCAAATATAAGATCAACGATGATGAACGCAATATAACCATCACAATCATTGCAAAAGAGGTGGTTTAAATGGCATTAGAAGTATCCGGAATGCAAGAGCTCCTTAAACGTATGGCGCAAATAGAAGCCTCTGCACCGGAGGCAGTTAAAAAAGCCACGCTTGCCGGAGCTAAGGTATCTCAGGAAGAGATCAAAAAGAACACGAAGGATAGCCGGAAAGATGAAATTGTTATCCAGGAAAAATCGGATGGCAAAGGGTATACCGTTGCTACTACTAAGGAGTATTTCGAAGCGCACTGGGAAGAGTTTGGGACGGGCGCTCATGACATTGTATTGAAGAAGAAAAATCCAAAAGTCATGGCCAATCCGGAAATGATTTTTGGTAGAGACATTCATCATCCTGGTACCTCTCCAAAGCCATTTTTTGAACCGGCTTTTCTACAATCAAAAGGTGACGCCAGGAAGAAAATTGCTACTGTCCTGAAATCAGAGTTGAGGCTGCCATGACAATTGAAGAGGTAATTGACCAAGCCCTTTCCCAGATGAATGTACCGGTTGTGGGACTAAAATATTCCGGAAACGAAATTACCTATGTTGTTTATTCAGAGTACCATCAAGAGCCTGTTTCTACTGGAGACGATAAATCTGGTACAAGGTATTATATACAATTTGATTTATGGACAAAGGATCCAAGCATTTTCAAACCAAAATCAAGAGAATTAAAAAAATTATTGCTCCAATATGGGTTCGCAAGACGTGGATCCAGGGAGCTTTACTATGAGGACACGGGAGACTATCAAAAAGCCCTCCGTTTTTCCATTTACTTAGACGAGGAGTGAAATAAATGGCACGTATCGGCTTTAGAAATGTACACGTCGCTAAAATAACTAAAGATGATGAAACAGGCTTTGAATGTGGTACGCCACGGAAATTGCCTCCAGCTGTAGAAGGAACGTTTAACCCAAACTTTACTAGAACCCCGTATCGGGGGGATGATCGAACAGTTGAGACCATCGTATCAATGGGAACAGGTGAAATCACCTTAAGTACTCACGAATTAACTGATGAAGATTTAGCTTTTCTACACGGACACGAAATCAAGCCCGACGGTGTAGTTGTTCGTAAAAGTACCGATGTGCCTCCTGAGGTAGCGGTCCTTTTCGAGACTACACGTTCTAATAATAAATCAAGATATATGGTGCTTTATAAATGTGTGTTTGCTCCTGGTGAGCAATCGCATGCCACCAAACCTGAGGGGGCTCCAGAACCCCAGAATGATTCGATCACAGGAAGCTTCACCGAAAGAGCATACGACAATGCATGGGAAGCTCATATCGATGCACAAAATCCAACCCATGACGCACAGATTGCAGCAAATTGGTTTAAATCTGTATACGGATCAACAACGCCAGTAGCTACTCCCTGAGGGAGGGGCTTTTATCAGCCCCTATCAATATATAGAGATTAATTCAGAAGAGGGGTAACCCCCTCTTTTTTAAATGGAGGTACTTATGAAAATCAAATTAAGAAATGCAGATGGAGAAGAAAAAACATACAACAGCCTTTCCTTTCTTGGTGCTAAATATCATAGAAAAGCTTTGGAATTAATCATGGAAACCCACCATGAGGCACCTTTCCCCGAAGAATTAGATAACCTAGTTGATTTTATTGTTGAGGTATATGGAAACAAATTTACTGCAGAAGAATTTTACGAGGGTTTCCCAGCTGACCAACTAAATGACAAAATCTCTGAAACTCTCTACGAGGTACGCGGAATTTCCTACAAAGAAGTGAAAAAAGCAATGGAAAAAGTTAAAGAAGCAGCTGATAAGGAATCTGAGGAAAAAAACTAATTAGGGAGTCTTATACAGACTCCATTAAAAAAGAATATGAATGGCTGATGGATTTTTACTTAGAACAAGACAAAAAAGGTATCGCTATGTGTCTCACTGATCAGGCAGATACCCGTTTTTTGAAGAAACTTAGAAACTTCGAATTTGAACGCCTGGAAAAAGAGTTTGAAGAAAAACAAGTAGCAGAACAAAAAGCTGAAGAACAACAGAAGCAGGATGACGATGAGATTTTGCCCGTTGACGTGGTCTTGGGCTTCTAGGAGGTGGACACATGGCCGATGAAAATTTAGGTGCATTACGACTTGATTTTTCAGTTGAAGATCAAAATTTTAGGCGAAGTATGGGCAGCATGACCCGGGCGATGAAGGCACTTGACAGTGAGTTTGACGCGGTGCGCACCAGCTCAACTGGTTTGGACGATCAAATGTCGAGGCTGCAGTCCACCTCTACGCTTTTGTCCCGGAAAATGGACATTCAGCGGGCAAAAGTTGAAGAGCTCAAACGGCGATACGACGAAAGCGCAAAAGCGAAAGGGAACGATTCAAGAGAAGCTCAGAATCTTCTCATCCAATACAATCGTAACCTTACCCAGTTAAATCGACTGGAGGATCGGTTTAATGCCACAAACAGAGCCATTGAAGAGCAGGCAACAGGTTTAGGTGAATTAAGAAGAACGGCTGAACAAAATGTTGGTCGGATGACAGACCAGGTAAATCTGCTGAACGCCCGTTTCGAGGCTGGAATTGCTGGCATCGGTGATTTCGGCAAAAGCACGCAAGATCTCCGTTTAAAAGAGCAGTACCTTACTGAGACATTTGAACTGCAGGAGAAATCAGCAAAAGAGTTGCAAAATGTTTTTGAGGAAACCATTAGGGTTAAAGGAAGAGATGCCAGGGAGACACAAGACGCAGAAAAGGCCTACTTGTCGGCTATTAATACACTACGCAGAACCGGCAGAGAATTAGAGGATGTACAAGGCCAAATAAAGGATCAAAGCAATTCATGGAATAAGCTCTCTGACAGATTGCATTCATTTTCTGACCGTGCCGGTAATATAGGTTCAGGTTTAACTACTTCATTGACCGCACCACTTGGCGCTCTCGGATTGATGGCCGGGAATATGGCAAATGATTTTGATAAATCACAAGGCGCGATTCAAGCCTCCCTTGGACTAACTAAGGAAGAAGCCAAACTCCTAAATAAAGATGTTAAGGCTCTTTGGAAAGAAGGATTCGGGGAAAGCTTAGCCGAGGTAGAAGAAGCACTTATCCAAACAAAGAACAACATCAAAGGCATAGATAATGGCTCTGTAAAAGGAATTACCAAGGATGCTCTTGTTCTCTCTAAAATCTGGAAAGCTGATGTGAATGAGGTAACTCGTGCCGGAAACAACATCATGAAGGGCTTTGGTAAAAATTCTAAAGAAGCCTTTGATTTAATGACGTTTGGGGCACAGAACGGCCTGAATTTCAGTAATGAATTGTTTGATAACCTTTCTGAGTATGGTCCATTATTTGGAAAAATGGGATTCTCAGCTGAAGATTATTTTCAGTTATTAATCAAAGGAAGCGAAGCTGGGGTATACAATCTTGATTATATAAACGACAGTTTTAAAGAGTTCCAGATAAGGTTGAAGGATGGTTCAAAAACAACAGCTGATGCAATGGGCCAACTGTCTAGTGAAACTCAGGCCGTCTGGAAGGATTTCTTAAACGGAAAAGCAACAGTTAAAGATGTTTCCAATGCAGTACTTGGTGAATTAAAAGGCATGGACGACCAAGTAAAAGCGAATAACATCGGAGTAGGCTTATTCGGAACGAAATGGGAAGACCTTGAAGCCGATGCCATGTACGCGATGTCCAACATTGACGGCAAATTGGGAGATGTTCAAGGATCTACCAAAAAAGCAGCAGATGCTATTTCAGATAATTTTGGTGCAAGAGCTACAACTACGTTTAGGAAAATCGGAGAAAGATTAGAACCTTTAGGTGATAAATTGCTTGTTATCGCTGATAAGTACCTTCCGAAAGTAGGAGATGCAGTTGAGGGTGCCCTTGACAAATTCAATTCCTTACCAGACGGGGCCCAAGATCTAATCATTACCATAGGCGGTATTGCAGCTGTGGCCGGTCCTGCTGCACTGGCACTTGCACCAGTAGTTTCTGCCATTGGAAGCATAGGCTCGTTTGCTGCAACTGCTGCAGGTGCTGGCGGGCTTGGTGCTTTAACAGCTGGACTTGGAGCAGTTGCTCTCCCAATTGCCGCAGTGACTGGAGCTGTTGTTGGATTAACCTCAGCAGGCGTTTATATGTACCAGAATTGGGATTCTCTCACGGAAAAACAAAACCGATGGAAGCTTGCGTTGTTCAGTGCGGTACCAGGATTGACGGCTGTTGTTGGCGGAATTAAGGCTTATCAATGGGGGATGGAAGATTCCATACAGACTGCAACGAAATTTGGCGATAACGTTTCAGGTTCAACCCAAAAAGCCATTGGCGGATTTGTAAAACTCCGAGACGAGGCACTTTCTGCTTTGTCTAATACGTTTATTAACGGGGAAGTTATCACCGATGAAGGTGCCAAAAATCTCATTGGTAAATTTAACGCGATGGGCGAAGAAATTAAGAACAAATTGAAAACTCACTTTGATGAGCAATACTCAGACATGCAATTGTTTTTCCAAAACAGCAGCTCATTAACCGATGATGAAGAAGCTAAAATTCTTGGTAAAATACAGGAGACCAGCAGTAACAAAGAGGCTGAAATCCAAAAGCATCAAGAGACAGAATCGCAGAAATCTGGAACAAAGCGAAAGATGAAAAAAGAGGCATAACTGATGCTGAACGGGTTGAAATTAATGGTATTCAAGCTGCAATGTCTCAAACTGCCGTAAACACTCTATCTCAAAACGAGGTCGAACAAAAGGCGATCATGGAGTCTGAGACAGTCAGCCGGATCAATTACTGCAGCACAGGCTGGAGAAGTTGTTGGAAATGCCAACAAACAAAAGGATGAAGCCATAAAGAAAGCCAACGAGCAATTTGTCAGAAATAAAGCTACGTTTGAATACATGCGCGATGTAACAGGTGAGATCACGGATGAACAGGCCGAAGCTATGATTGCGGATGCTGACAGAATGAGAAGAGAATCGATCCGTAAGGCAGAAAATATGCATACTGGAGTTGTTAAAGAAGCAAAAGAGCAGGCAGGCGAACATGTCCATCAGATCGATTGGACGACAGGAAAGGTCAAAAACCGTTGGGAAGTTATGCGAGATACAGCTGCAAGTAAGATGGCGGACATGGCGATCAACGCATCGAAATCTTGGAACTCAATAAGCAGTAGTGTATCAAGAGGAGCTACTAATGCTGCAAACGGAGCTATAGGCGGCATTAACGGTATGATCACTGCCATAAACGTGATCAGCAAGCATCTTGGCTTGGGTCAAATTCCTCGAATATCTAAGCTTGGCGTTAACCTTGGCAGTAAAAATA